CTGCACCTATGCCAGCCCCTGCACCTTGACCTCTGCCTGTGCCTAAGCCTTCGCCGTATTTAGCCTCACCAAGAGCTTTTCCTGCTGCTACAGCTTCATCTACAGCAGTTTTCCCAGCAGCTACAGCTTCATCTACTTTAGTATTACCAGCCTCTACAGCATCAGCTAAAGTTTTTTGAGACTGTTCAATTTCTTGCCTTAGCATCCCTTCGTACTTAGTTATGGATTCAACAAGACGATCATTACCTTGCTGCACAGCAGCTTCTTTAGCTTCTTGAGCCTCGCTTAGTTTGCCTTGTAGACTTTCTACAGTACCTTTAAGACCCGTAACTGCTTCATTCAAACCATCAATATCTGACTGTAGTGCTTCCGTTACGTCACGTTGCTCCGCTAAGTCTGCTTTTGTAGACTCAAGAGTTTCTGAAAGTTTATTGGAAGTCTCTGTTGCTGTTTTTCTGTACTCAGCAGCTTCCTGCTCTATCCTAGTTCTTTCCTGCTCTGCTTTAGTTCTTGCTTCAACTTCTTTAGCAGCGTTAGCTTTAGCTTCAGCTTCTCTAGCTTTAGCTTCTGAGGCTTGACGTTCAGCCTCTTGTCTAGCTTCTGTTTCCTTAGCAGCAGTTGCTCTATCAGCGGCTGCTTGTTCTTCTATTCTAGCTCTTGCAGCCTCTGCTTCAGCAGCTTTAGCTTCAGCTTGGCTTGCAGCAGTGCGGTCTTGTGCAGCTTTTTCTAAAGCAGCTTGTCTATCTTGCTCTGCTTGAGCAGATTGTTGTCTTGCTGCTTCTGCTTCTTGCTCTGCTTTTTCTCTGGCAGCAACTGCTTGCTCTGCTTTAGCTTTAGCTTCTTGAGTTTCTTGCTGTGCTGTAGCTAAATTCTCTTGAGCTTGCGTTAATCCTTCTTGGCCTTCAGCAAACCCTTCTTCTCTAGCTGTAGTAAGATCTGCTTCACCAAATGGTGTAGTGTCTACAGTATCTGTAAATATGTCTGTAGGCTCTACAGCTTCTACAGGAGGCTCTACACCTATAGGCTCTGGTATAGGTATAGGATCTGGTGTAGGTGCAGTAGTAGCTACAGGTGTAACTGGAGGAGCTACTGTGGGCTGTGGTGCTGTAGTAGGAGTAGTTGTAGATGCTAGTGTAGCTAATGTGTTAGTTAATAAAGCATTAGTAACAGACCCCGGTGATGTCAATGTTGGAGGCTGTACTACAGGAGTTATAGTTGCACTAGGCGCTGCGGGTGCTGTGACTGTTGTTGCTGGTGCTGATGGTGCTGCTGCACTTGAAGCTCCACCTCCACCTCCGGGCTGTGTAGGCACAACAGGACGCTCTATCTTTGGTTCTGTTAGAGCCTCAACATTTACAATAGCATTAGTTTCAGGACGATAAACGTCTGGAAGAATGTCTGATTTATACGCATCTGCGCCGCTTCTTCTTAAATAATCCTCAACTACTTGTCTTTGTTGACCAGACATATCAGTAGTTGTAATACCTCCAAATACTTCTGATATTTCTTGAGCTAGTATATTTGGCCTGCTAGGGTCAAAAGCAGTGTTCCTGACACCATCAAAACCAAAAGCCTCAAGACCTGCAGTATCTCCAAAACCAATTAGTAAGTTTTCAAGTGAGTCATTACTCATAGAATTAAGACGTTTAAGAGCATCTGTAGAAGAATACCCTAGTTCTTCTAAATGACCTACAGCTCTATCTAAAGCATCGTATCTAGGAGTTTGAGCATCTGTAGGTTCTAAAAAATCAGTAACTGTATCTGTTACAGTTTCTTTAGCACCTGTTATGGTATCTCTAACTTCTTCTACAGTCTCTTTAACTCCTTCTACAGTTTCTTTAGCCTTGTCTACTACAGAAGATTCTTCAGTAGTTTCTCCAGCAGGAGCAGTTACTGCATCGTTAGTTTTTAGTGCTTCTAAAGCATCTTTGCCAAGAGACATACCAGCAGCAAGTAACCCTGCTTGTAAGGGGTCGCCACCAGTTAACTCTGCAATAGCAGCAGAGCTAAGTCCTCTAGCACCAGCAGTGCCAAAAGTACCTAAGTTTGCTCCAGTAATAAGAGGATCTGCAAATCCACCTAAGCCGCCTGTAAGAGCCGCTGTTAAAGGATCGCCACCTGTGACTGCTGCTGTAGCTGCGCCAGTTAAAGCTCCTGTAAGAGCAGGCTGTAATGCCGCTGGCGCACCTAAGCCTGAAGATATGCTTCCTGCTATTGGCCCAAACAACCCTGCTCCAGCTATTGCAGGTAGCCCAGCTTCTACAACATCTCCTACGTAGTCCATGAAGTCTTTGCTTCTGTCTACAGTCTGTATTTCACCAAAAGTAAAAGGATCGTATACGTACTCAGATGCGTTGTTACGGCTTATGCGCTGTGGAGATATGTCATATTTGGCATATATCTCTTGTACTTGAGGTGAGCGTTCATAGGCTTGTATCAGTGCATTCTGATAACTCTGACCTTCTAGCTGTGCCTGTGCTACCTCTGGGGCCATAACAGGCATAAGTTCTTCTTGGAACTTCTTTAGGTTCTCATTAGAGATATTGCCGTAGTCAAAGGCATAACCTTCAAAGTCTTCTAAGGTCTTGTCAAACTTAAACTCACCTACATTACTAGTGTCTATGCCACCGGGTACAATAAATAAATCTTCTACAGGAGCGTATGCACCTGCTTCAGCCATGTCAGCGCCGGATGTAATATAGCCTTGGTCTGATAAAGAGCTTTGAAGAATGTCTGCAAACTCTGATGGATCTTCTCCAGCACGCAAAGCATCGTAGTAAGTAGAGATGTTAGCAGGCTGTACTTGTGCTGCTTTAGCTGCATCTGCTTCTGCTTGTCGCCTATTACGTTCCTCTACTTCTGCTTTTAGTGCAGCAAGTCTAGCCGCCTCAGCAGCTTGGTATTCACGCTCTGCTCTGCCTCGTTCTTCTGCTTGTCTTTGTAAAGCAAGGGGGTCAAAGCCTCCACTGCCAAACAATCCTCCGGGTACAGATATTTGAAACATTACTTACCCCAGTGAGACAAAGTTTTGATACCAAAGCTGGCAGCTATAGCGCCACCTAAGAATGCTTTGTAGTAGTCAGGCATAGTAGACAATACGGCAAACCCTTCTTGTACGTAGGGTACTATACTAGGGATGAAGGCTCCAATTAAAGGTAAACTCAAAATAACTGCAAACCATTCGTCCTTCCATGAGGATTGTGATGCAGCGGCTTGTTGAGTTTCCCAGTCTGCGTCAGCATTAATCTTACGCATTTTGGACTCATGGACAGCTTGCTTTTCAGCAGCTTTATTTTTAAGGAAAGTACCAGCTAAGTTAGCTATAGGGCTAATCAACGCTTGCCACATGTTACACTCCTTAAAGATAAAGCTAAGGGGCCACCGTAGCAGCCCCCAGCTAAATGATTGTTACTTAGGAACAACCAAGGTCAAACCTGACTCAGGACGCAGTACGCTTACGCCGTACAGAGTATCTGAGGTGAACAGGTTAGCAAGGAACTCTTGCTTGTACTGAGTCTGAGAACGAACGCCCAGTTGCTCAGCCATTACAATTGCATCCTTTTGGAACAACAGTGCGCCCAAAGAGTCTACAGCAGAAGCAGAGTTATCAGCAGCAGTTTCAACTACAGGGCAGTTGGTGCTAACAAATACGTCAATACCATACAGTTGACCTATTTGACCACCAGTTACCTGACCGTTGTTTACGAAGTCAGAACTTACGTAACGGTCAATACCCATGATGGTGTTGCGTACTGAAGGAGGAATGACGAAGCAACGGTTTTCCATTGGTACGTCAGCGTCATCCAGCTTTTGAATGATAGCGCGGAAACCAGCGTCAGTGAATACATCAGCAGTGGTTACAGTGTCAGCCGTATAGGTAGACAGACCGTTGGTAGCGTCTACAAAGAACGTACCACCATTGTTGAGGTAAGTCGTAGAAGACGTACCAGCAGAGCCAAGGCCAGTAGCCAAGCTGTGCAGGTCGGTGTCAACTTGCTTCGCCAAAGCGTAGCCAGCATCTTCCGTGTAGAACTGACGTAGTGAGCTAAGAGCCTGTACGTCCGTAATGTCTTCAATCAAACGTGAGTATTCAAAGTGCTTGTCAATAGAGATCTGCACTTCACCTTCCGTAGCGTTCTGTACCGTTACAGCAGTGTTCTCAGCTTTAGCATGAGCATCACCACGGACAGGCTTAGGCACATGGATGGTATCACCCTTCTTGCCAGCCATAGACATCTTCTTGACAAGGTTTGCCAATACAAGGTTCTTCTGGTAGGCTGCAACAATCTCATCACTCCAAATTTCTGGAATAAAAGTAGCTGCGCTAGTGTTGTCTACAAACCCGCCAGTTGCGGGATATACTGAATCAGTCATAATAAATATCTCCTAAGATATACTATCTGACCCGTTTCTCCGCATACGCCTTCATAATCTCTGGTTGTAGAGCAGCATAGCGGTCAGGGTCGGTTCTCATAAGGTTAATAATGTCTGCGCGTCGGTAGATCTTCTTAGGTGCTGATTCATTGCTACCACGGGCATTACCTGTGGAAGCTGCTTTAACTGCTTGTTTACGGGATTGCTCCTCTACAGCGGCAGTCTGCTGTACAATGTTCTGTCGCTCTTTCCACAAGCTAAATAGCTCATCAGCGGCTTCACTGTCGTACTGCTGGTCTGCTGCTACAAACAGCTTAGTCCTAACATTAGATGCTTTAATCCATTCAGCAAAGTTTGCATCTTGCAAAATGTTCTGCATATCAGGGTGCTTACGTTGTAGCTCTGATAGTGCAGTACTTGCACGATACTGTTGCGTTACGGCTTCAGCTTCCTTAATCTTAGGATGGTTCTGAATAGCCCTGTCTACAGCCTTATCAGGGTCTGTAAACCAATCTACTTCTTCGTCTTGTTGTGGTGCTTGTTGCGTATCTTGCGTGAGTTGTGTCTGGATATACGTATCAACAACTTTACGTAGCTCACCTACTTCAGAACTTTGTCGGCCCAATAGCTTCTCAGCTTCTTGGTGCATTTGTACAAGTTCTTCAGCAGTCTTGCCTTTATATTTGTCAGGTATCTCAGGTTCCTGTGGTTCAGGAGTTTCCTGTTGCTCCTCAGCAAACATCTCTAGTTGTTTTTCGTTTTCTTCTTGATTATCCTGACGCTCAGGTTCAATAATCTTAGCCATTATTAACTCCGTACCTTAGTATTGTGGAGGTTTTTATTATGAAGGTTCTCTACGAGGTTTGCCTTCGTTCATGTGCCATGTGTTGTTCCCTACGCTTGACCCATCTATCATGTGCATCAGGGAAGTCTCCACTGATACCTTCAAGATTAGATCTTACCGGGGAGATAACACGTTTAGCGTCTAAGCCACAACTGCACCTAGAAGTTGTGACATCAGACCTAACTAAATCTTCAAACTTATGTCCATCAGGACATCTAAAATCAAACAGCCTCATCTACAGCTTCCTCAGAGTCTTCTGATTCTGCTTGAGAATGAGCATTGTCAATCTGTGTTTCAAGATTAAGTATAGTTGCTAGGATAGCTAACTGTCCCTTACGGAAGTTCAAGTTATCATTATCCGTAGTCATCTCTACTGAGTTGATTTGTCCAACATTACCTTGTAAGTCAGAGATTAACTGTTTCCAGCCTTCTGAACGAAACATTGAGAAGTAATTGTTGAAATATGTTTCTAACTCTTGAGTCATAAGTATTTTACCTTTGTTAAAGAATACTGAATGTACGTAAAGTACCTATCTATTATAGCATACTTTTTCGTATTTGTCAAGTGTTTTTTAATAAAAAGTTAATTAAAAGTGCAAGTATCATGGGAAGTAGTATAGCTACTACACCAAAGATAGCTGAATACTGTTTAACCTCCTTCCAAAATTGTTTCTTAGCTGCTGCCTTCCTAGCTAACTCTAGTTGTTTAGCCTTCCTTGCTTCAGCCATAGCAGTCATAGCTTCGTTGTATAACTGCCCATTACCACTAACCATAAAGAGATCTTTAATCTCCTTCATAGTTTCTTGTATTTGTTTCTTGGCTAGTGCAGCTTTGACAGCATCGCCTTCAGACAAACTGCCTGAGTTTTGCGCTCTTGCTAGTTCAACCTCTGCACCACCAAGAGTCGATAGAAAACTAGAGATACTTGAGATGTCATTGGTTGTCTCAGCTACACGCTTAATAGCAGACGTAGCAGCATT